ACCGCAGGTATATCCCCAGAGGATACAGCCTCCTTCAGAGTTGAATACCGAGTCGGTGGGGGAACCAGAGGAAACCTTGCTAAAGATACGATTAACGCTGCTATAGGAACTGCGGTCAATAGAATATCAGGAACAATAACAAATATATCTAAAGCAACAGGTGGAGCAAACGCGGAAACTATTGAACACGCTAAAAAATATGCCCCCCTTAACTTTAGAAGACAAGACAGGTTAGTTACCTTAGAAGATTACTCTGTATTTGCAAACACATTTATCAGCAATTTTGGGACTGTAGGAAAAGCTACCGCTGCCACTAGGAAAGCTTATGCATCAGCTAATGTTGTTGACATCTATGTTCTAGAGAAAGCCTCAGATCTTCAACTTCAAAGAGCCACCACAAACTTTAAAACACAATTACTCACTGCTATAAACAAAAAGAGAATGGCAACAGATGATGTTGTGATTGTTGATGGTCTAATCAGAACATTAGACTTAGGCGTAACTATTCGTATTGACAGGGAGGAAGAGGAAAACCAAGACGCTATCAAGACTAAAGTTAGAGATAAAATTCTTACTTACATGAGCGCGGACAACAGAGACTTCGGAGAAGATTTAAATATCGCAGAGCTTAATAGACAAATTTTTGAAGTAGAAGAGGTCCGCTATTCCAGCGTTGACAACTTAGATCAAGATGTCACTATAGATTTCAATGAGATTGTACAGCTAAACAATCTAACCATTAATGTAGTTTTACTTGACTGATGGGCATAAGCAAGCACACTCCTGATCCTAGAAATTACTACAAAACAAACTTTGTAGATCTAATTGAACTTATAACTCCAGAGTTGTATGCTCAAAAAGATTTGGAACTTAGTGGCACTGAGCTAAATCCAATATCAGATATTGTTAATCGACATGTTCAGGTAGCAAATGATATTGGTTCTGTAATTTCTATATCTGGTGTAACTGATACACAGACAAGCTCTTTAGGAAACATAAGCGGAATATCTCAATATTTTGTAAAGCAGAACGGTCTTACAAAAATCAATCCGTATTTATTTGAAACGAAGATACTGAACCCCCTTGGCACTACATTAAAAAACTATAGTGCAAGCAGCGAGTTCAACTCTTATCTTTCTGGCACTCTTCTGCCGCTACTAGTTCCAGCGAGCCAAACAGAAACGGGAGCCTTAGAGGCCAACATCACAACTCTCTCAGCCTTAACTAATAACGCTGATGCAAGCTCCGTTCACAACTACCTAGTCGATAATCTGGGGTGGTTTTACTTCTTGAACACCTCAGCGGATGGGGGCCTAGACTACTCACCATCTAGCTATGTTCTCTCGTCATTGAATTCTTTGTATGTTGGTAATACCTTGGAGACTGTTGATGGCGTAAAGGGCTTAACTGAATATCTGTGGAGAAATAATGAAACTTGTTCCTTCGGGGCGTACCTGCCTACTAATTTTGTATCTGGCGCTGCTGACGCTATTCTCGATGCAAGCGATGGCGTTGTAGCAACTTACACTAGCGGAACTCAAAAACTTGATGCCTTACAAACATTAATTGATATTGTGTATTCTCCACTGTATATCGACCAGCAGGACTATACAGTTAGAGATGCCTTTGATAGTTTCATAGATGCAGGAACTGATCTAGTAGACCTAGTTTCGAAAGGGCCTCATAGAAAGTTTACCAATCTTCTAGGATTCGAGTTTGCTGATCTTACTGACCAGATCGAGAATATTGGACTAATTTATGATATTGAAAATGTGCGTGATGAGCATTTACAGTATATCTCTGATCTGATTGGATTCAAGTTAAGAGGCAACTCCCCAGCCAAGTGGAGACACCAGCTTAGACTAGCGTTGGATCTCTACAAGAAATCAGGAACTTTAGAGGCTATTCAGTCAGCTATCAATGCGCTTATTATTGATTCTGTTTTCGATGTATCTGGAAAGGTTGAAGAGCTTTGGGAGTCTTACATTCCTAACCTTATTTGGTATTCTCTAGGAACTGAGTCTCCCTTATTTAGAAACTTAGAGACATGGACCCCATCTTTAGCAGCACAAACTGGGGTATATGCCTACGACACCAGTAGCCTAGAGGAGAATCTAAAACTAGTCACCGATAGCATTCTACTTGATCTGTACAAAGCGTTTCCTGAAAACTTCATTTTTCACGGAGAAAGGTTCCCTGTCCCAGAGTTTTGGGAACTTGACAATGAGGGTTGCGAGGTAAAGAGGTATACAATCATTGGTGCTCCTGACATGAAGCCCTTCCATATTCACAAAGTGAATGATGCAGGATTTCAGGCATACAAACAGGATGCCAAGCTATTTGGTGAAAGCAAGGCTTGGGATGCTGCGAATGGCTTTGGACCTCTTGGTGAGGGCGTATACATGGCAGGAGCCGATCACCCAGATACAGGTGAGCGTCCCCTTTACCTTAAGTTCAAAGGTGATCTAGAATTCTTGTTCAATTACAGGGGTAAAATAAACTACCCAATTCCACCATTTGAAGAAGTAAAATACTACAGAGATAGCTCAGTCACTAAACCAATGGTTGATCTAATGGTGGAGCGGCTGAAGTGTTTCCTCGTTAGGGATGAATTTGCTGATGAGGTGGGAAACTTTATAGTCAGCAGCGCAGTCACAGATGAATCCGATCTTGGGGCATTGAATGAATGCTTGATGTTCTTTAGCTCAGTTCAGACCCCTTCTAACTTCAACGAGGTGATGTTGAGTATATCAGACTACGAGAAGAACTTGCTGCCTCTTTGGAACGGTAAATCTTCTCACCTATTTATCAACTTTGATGAAACAGATTTTGATTTCTCTAAAACAACGCTAGAGGGTGATGGTAAATATGCATTATATGAGGCAGCTAGAGTGTCCAGGGAGTTTTCCCCAGCGCACGCAGTCACTAGAGTAAACTTAACTGCAAGTGCTGATGAAGACTACGACGCCTCTAGTACCAAGATGGAATACCTCGGCTTAGATCATGATGATACTAGGGCCAGCTATACCTCTGCCTCTGTGTTTGGAAACTTTGAGTATAGCGGAATCCCCATGACCTTCAATGAAGGTGGTGGTGATGGTAATCAAGACTCCAGTGGTGGTCGAGATGGGGCAAACACTTTTAAGCGGGGTCAGGTAGACAACATTTACGACTCCCTTCTATCTAGCACCGACGCAGTTGTTGATCTTGAATCAGTCGCTCGTCGGGCTCTCAGAAGACGCAACTTCAAGTACCTCCTGCCCCACGAAGGATACTACGACCGAACGGGCTTCAATGGCCCTGTGAGCTACGATCCCTCGACCCTGGAGGAATCCCTGCCCTCATCCTTAGGAGAGCTTACGCTGGGTTATGTGGCCTCTGCGGGCAAGTTCCACCCTGTGGTGGATCCAATCAACCCATCAGGGGTTTGGGACTTCTGTGAGAAGCTTGATTCTGGTAGAACTTTTTCGGGAATTGACACAAGCACAACCTTCCCCTATAGAGGGTTGTCCAGCCTGGGATCAAATGCCAAGACGCCAGAGGAGGGAGGAGCTACAGCGAGATATGTAGACAGGGGACAGCTTCCTGAGATATACAACACGATGCATGAGTTGTATGAAGCAAAAGCTTTGGATAACGGGTTTCAACTCCTTTCATCTACCTCGGCATATGATCCCGATGCGTACTGGAAAAACAATGCCCAGAGTCTTGCCAACGAAGCCATAGCAAGTGGTTATGTTCTGAATACCTTTGCTGATTATGAAAACTTTAGCTTCGGCACAGGATTGCAAAAGCTATATCGCGATTACTGTAAGTATTTTGTGAAGCATACTGTAGGTCTAAATGATGTTGAAAAAACTGGCGGTAATATTTTTGGTCAAGTATACGGGCTAGGCTTATTCAACTGTGATCTACTTAAAGACGGCTCTGCTGTTGGAGACTTAGTTGCTTCGAGTGTGAGATCTGTGAGCGCCATCAATGCAGAAAATGTCTGGAACGAGACAGCAGACGGTACATTTGTAGCCTCAGCCAATCGACAATCAGTGGTCCCACTGTCAGGAACCTTTGTTCAAGGAAATGTAAACAACGCTGAGTTTAGAAACCCAGCAATCCTTAGTGGTATTGAATTCTGTGATATATCTGGTGCCCCTTCAGCGAATCAATTTACCATCTTTGATATAGACTCAACCTTCAAAGTTCCTGGGCTAGAAAATTACCTTGTAGGAAATAGGGTTATTAAGTGTAAGTCTCAAGGAGGGTTGCCCAGACTCAGGTTTGATCTATCTTCTTACGGAGATAGAAGAAACTACTTCATAAAAGATCATCAGTTCGAGCTTAAGATTA